ACCTGTCAGATTAGCGGTTATAGTCCCGCCGGACTGAAAATAAAAACACCCTTTTGGGTGGCTTTAACTTAAATATTTTTCTGCATATTCTTTATAAGTCATATTTTCAGGCACATAATAGTATTTCCCGTTTTTATCCTTTGCAAGCCGTTCGCCCCGATCATCAACCATCGGTACAGTTGTAGATCTACAATTAGGGTGCATAGGCGGGGCGTTTATCCCCTGTCGCTTGTCTTTCAGCGCGAAGTCTTTACCGTCTAAATCTCGGCATATTTCACTGGTCTTAAAGTCAAGTACGGCCGTATACACATACCTTTCAATGTCGTTGTCTTCCATAGCTTGAAAATTGGCATCGTTTAAAACGTGTGATACTTCTGTTCTCGCCAGCCGTAATGCGTTTTTATAGCCTGCGCCTGTGCGCTTATTTATCATGGTAGCTATCTCTTTAGGATTTCTCCCCAAAATAAGCCCGCTGGGGATATCTTTTTGCAATGCTTTCGAAACACTTTCCGCATTATCGGCGGACCGAGTTTTGAAATTACCATCCAGCCAGCGGCTATCAATTGCCCTTTTAATTGTGTCAATTTTAGGTTTGCTAATAACTCTTGTGCGTCCGCTTTCAATTGCCGAATTGTAAGCCCCGCTGTTATAACCGTCAGAATATACTTTGCTCAAAAGGTCTGCTAACGTTTCAACTTCTCGCGCAGAAGCTTGTGACAATATCAAATCAATTTCAAACATCAGTTTGTCAACGCGTGTTATTTTCGTTTTTCTAGATTGACGATAAGCGATTCTTTTGAACCAAGAGGGATAATTCTTCTTATCTGAGTCAGCATATGCCGTAGCGGCAAATTTTTGCTGTGATAGCGTTTGCGCTTTGCTTAACAAGGCGTATATGTCATCAGTACCATAGCGGCCTATATAAGCTTCAATTTCTTTTTTTATCTTCGCTGTAGCATTGACGTATATCTCTTTTAGCTTGCGCTCTGCTGGGGTTAGGCGTCTATCTCCAGCAGAAAGCAATCGCTTTGCCCAATATTCATCACTGCGCCGCATTTGGGTCACCATCTAAATTATTGTAAATATCGCCCTGCTCTGATTTATACTTATCAATTTCGGCAGCCACATCTTTAACCCAAGGCATATTTGACAATATTGTTTCGGTTGAAATCCCCTCTATAGACTGAGCTTTTAGGCACATATCAATTGCGGACTGCTCGTTGATGAGGATATCTCTGTTAAAGGTTATCTCAACGTCCCCAGATACACTATAATACTTGTCAATAAACCAACATATACCATCAATGCAGTTTCTGACTCCTTTTTCTAACCCGTTGCAGTCCAAGTCAAGCGGGGCATACATATACTGTCTGGCTTCTGCTGACGCATTAGCACCCATAGCCTGATCAGGATCAACGCCACGGCCAAACGCGTATATATTACGGCGCAAGCGGTCTAAATAAGTGTCAGAGTTGCTAACGTCTACGCTGTCATCAATTGTGTCTGCGTCGCCGTCATCGTTAACCATTATCAAGCGGTAAGCGTTTACTGTTTGGCGCAATCTACCTAACTGGTCGCTATCTTTGCCACTACCGCCATAATTTTTTACTTTAATAATCTTGTTGCCTGCATCCTCTAGCGCGTTTCCATTGTTTGATACTCCTTTGTCGTAGGCATCAATCAAGCTTTTTATTCGGCTAATCAAAGGAGTTTCGCTATCGTTATATTTTATCGGCACAAACGGCAACCGCTCCCAATCATGCAGATTACCATCAGCGTCCTGCAGCATAGCGGCCTTTTCGCCTACCGCTATAAGATTGCTGTTATAGTTCTGCGCGATCATTTCAACGCTTGACGCCGTCTGCTGGTACTTATAAAGCTGTACGCCGTCAGCCTGCCAAAATTCCGCATATGTGACGAAACGCTTCTGCGCTGCTTCGAACTCGACTTGCGTGTAAAATCTGATCAAAGCTTGCAAGTCTGTATGCTCATCATCTCCCCAAAGTGGGATTATTTGCTTTGCGTCTATAACTTTAAACTTTAACTGACCTTTTTCCGGGTAAATGTACATCCAGCCAATGCCGCATTTTATTGCACCAGTAGCACAGGCCGTTATTTGACTGCGGACCTTAGTATCAAAGACACTTTGTAAAATATCATCTTTTGTTTGGTCCAGACCCTTAACGCTAAACTCACGACCCAGCAAATATTGGATTTTTTGATCTATCAACTCTGTTGCAAACGTATGTACTATTTTGTTGTTAGCAACATTTTTAACCTCTGTCAGCAGCCCATCTTTGCCAATAGCCATACGTTTGGTATCTAAAATATCATGCTTACCAGCGTAATATCTTGCGCCAGCAAGCATATTTTTATAACGCTCACTTTCGATAAATTCTTTAATTTCGAGTTTGACTATTTGGCTATCACTTAGCGGAGCGTTGCGCTTTAGCGTGTCTATTAATGATAAATCCATACTTAACCCCCTATTAATACAAAATTGCTTTGCGCCATTGCTGTGTTAACAAAATATCTTAGCGCGTCCATTGCGTGGTCATTATCTTTTACTGGGCGATCTTCGGTGCTTTTGGTATCCCACAAATAGCTCTGAAACTCTGCTATTGTGTTTTTGCACGAAATGTGTACATAAAGCCGTTCCTGCGCGATTAAACTTGCGACGGATCTAATACCATTCAGTACATCATTTTTGGCTTTCTTAGCCGAAAACTGCCCATGCTTTTTAATCGTTGCGATCATACTAGCAGCGGATGGATCTATACCGATATAATCAATGTCATATCCGTCGGCCAACCTTACCAGCTCATTGTAATAATCATCATCCGTAAGCTGGCGATTGTTTGCTCTCCCGCTGTAGTAATACTCTTTGATAAGATAAGCGACATCTACGCCTAACTCTCTCCGCACACCAAAAAGTAGGGCAGCAAATGGATTCTGCGTGCCGTAGTCGATAAATATATAATGACGGTCACACTTTGGGGTCACTTGCTTAACGTGTCTGTTTGTGCTAAACATCGGATAAATCAACCCTTCGGCCAGCACCCACTTGCCAAGGATATATCTGTCATACCACACTGTTCCTGTGTACTCTTTTTTTAAGTTTTCGACAAACTCGCTCGGTAAAAAATCATTATCATCGATACTGTACTCTTGCAAGTATATATCTGCGTCACTGTCCATAAACTTTTTAAACCAATGCATAGGGTTGTCAGGGTTACAGGTTAGGTCACATCTGCTATACGGCTTATCTAGCCGAGATTTTAACATCTCGAAAACCTCGTTGTTATAGGTCACCACCTCATCGCAGTAAGCATATTTAATGCTGCTGCCACGCAGGCGGTCTACTTGTGTCACCTTGTCCGCTCCTAGGCAATAGACTTTTTCGCCAAATATTCGTGCCGTGTTATCTACACCGATATCGCCTACCAGCGTTGCACCGTAAATAGCCTGCAACGGCTCAATTACATTGCGCTGCAGCGTTCCCTTGGTATTGCCAAGTATTACCGTTAGCCCCTCTTTTCCCGCTACCGCTCTAATACGGATCGGTATAACCGCCAGTACATCTAAATACGTTTTGCCGGAGCGCGTTGCGCCGGATTTAATATTCCAGCGGTGGTTAGCGTTGTTAAGATACTCTTGTTGTTTTTGCGTAAACGTCATTTCGTCAGCCCCTGCGTTACTTTTGATAGTATCTCGTCAAGTTTTTCCAGTGCTGACGCACTATTATCAACAGGATTGCGCTTATAAGAGCCGGGCATCCTATTCGACAGCCAGAAAATTTGAGCTGTAGTATTAGCAGGGATAGGTACTTCTTCCTCAACGCAAATAACTTCCTCATCCTCCGATACGCGCTTGCCGTTATCATACTTAACGTGCTTTACCTTAAAAGCTTTTTTGACCTTAATTACTCGATCCAAGCAGCTTTTAAAAAGTGCATTTTCGACTTGTCTGTCAGCAATCTCCTTGCTTTTTTTTAAAGCCTCCGCAAACTCCCCATACTTTTTTTGCCAATCATACAGGGTAGATACATTTATCCCCATATTTTTTGCAATTTGCTCGTTGGATAGTCCATCCCTAGCCCAGCCAGATATGCGCAGTAAGCCGTCCTCGTTATTCCAAATTTTATTAAACTCCGACGGTCTGCCGCCTGCCATATCTCTCACCACCTTAAATAAAAAAGCACCTAACCGAAGTTAAGTGCCATAATATTAACTTATATGCTAATTTTTGATATATATCGCCGTGTTTTAACGCATTTTTAACGTTGAATTATTCATGCAGATTAAACAGTAATTAAATAAGCCGCTGTATTACCCCAACGGCAGGGTAACTACTATGCCGGTTGCTGCATACCGTCCAGTAGCTGCTATGGGTAGTTATCCGCATCATTCATACGATAAATTGCAGCTATCATATGCCATCATACGGCGAACGCCATAGCCAAATATATAACATACGGTTTGCCACTTGCTCGGATAATGAGCGGGTTACTGCGTATGCGTTATAAATTTAATGTGCGGCCTTTTGATCACTCCGGCCGCAGGAGCTGGTGCTATTGGTGATACCTTAAATGAGTGTAAATCCTATTAACATTATTTTACATCTTATATTTTATCATGGGTTAGGGGTGACATTCTATGACATCTTTACCATTTCCAATAATGCCCATCCGTGAAATCGAAGCACTGATCTTTTGTCATAGTGCAAAGCATCCGCAACGTCTTGCCAATTTCGCCTTGAAAAATAATAACTTTTTAATACTGCCCTGTGCCTTTCGTCGGACAGTCTGTCGATTAGCTGCTCTGCTTCCACCCTTGCTCGCAGAAGCTCTTTGCTGCGTTTTTCGATATATCGCTCCACCTCAATGAGATTGGCAATCACAGGTGCCATTTTATCCGTATTTGCGCCATGTACAGGAGCAAAGGACAATGAAGGTATAATCTTTTCCGCAAGCGACCGAAGGCGCTCCCGCTCATCTAGCAAGTCACTGATTTCTCCTGCAATGAAACGATATCTTTTTAGCTTTGCCTTTATCTCCTCTATAGTCATTTGCTACCCCCTATATCTACCGATGTATGAATATAGCGTATTTTTGCTCACATTCAGCTTTTGAGCAATCGCCGGAACATCCCACCCAGCAAACCCCATTTCAAAAATTGTTGTATGCATATCGCTCCAGTCAAATGCTTTAGACGATGCCGAATTTCCAAGCGGTTGAAATATCGGAATCCCACCGTGTTTATCCATGATATCCCTAAATACTACTTTCATAGTTTTGTGCGGCTTGTAGTGCTCTTTTCCCGCTTCTGTTTCTTTCCTTTCCCTAGCTTCCTCACGCCTACGTTGCTGCTCTTGTAAATGAGCTAAACGTGAATCTGTCGATGTTAGCGGATTTGCTGCACCTTTATACTCTTGTACTGGTGTATGTTCTCCTCTAATACAAGGATTTAAACCTATAAACGCACAATAATATCTGTCCCCACAACTTTTCAGCCTGTAACACTTTTCGCAATCTATCAATTTTCTACCCCTCTCTACATCAGCACTTTCCACACTTCATAGCACCTTTCTGTCTACAATCTTTCCATTGCCATTAAATGTAACTTCTTCTGTTCGTATAAGCTCTCCTGCGGCATTATATGTTCTTACTGTTTCCACATAACCTTTAAGGTCACAGCCTAACTCCACATTATACGCCCTGCTATCCTCCCATGTGCCATCTTCTTCGTACTTAGGCAACCAGTGATTTCTGCGATGCCATACCGGATTACATTCTGCTTTCCAGCGATTATATTCTGCTTGTCGTTTCTTTTCCATTTTTTCGTTAAAACTACGGACCATTACTTTCGCTCCTCTCTACATAAGCACTTTCCACACAAAATACTGTCCTAGCTCTGCGCCGAAACCAACGCACACCCCTAAAAGCGCCCAAGCTGCTATTGGTACGATTACAAGCCAAAATAGTTTGGTCATTCCGTCACCCTCTCAACTTCCGCTATTCCCTGCATTACATAAAGAGCGTTTGGTAACGCTATACCGTTGCCCCACATTTTATATTCAGAACTATCGCTATGTAATTTGTTGTACCATGAGAGCATTTGTTCTTTGGAGTATTCTTTAGTGGTTTTATTGTTGATTTTTGCGTAAGTATTTCTGACGTTTAGCCAAAAGGCATATTCGTCATCTGTCAGATTTTCTACCGGGTTTACTATTCCCCACCAAGACGGAAATCCTTGCAGTCTCGCACATTCTGTTGGTGTTAAACGGCGCACTATGTAATTTTTTACTACAATGTTTTCACTTCCACCGCCGTAGCTTCCGCCAGTAGCTTTTAGTGTCGACAGTGTACTTTCGTCCTTAAACTCTGTGTAAGACTTTTGCGCACACACAACAGCGGGCTTATCTATCGTATTAAGCGTGTAGCTTGTGTCCTCTTTCCACCCTTTGCCGTTGCAACCCGCTGTGTCTGCTCTGTCTATGCCGTTGCCTTGCAAGCAGTAGACAACTCCCGGAACATTATTACCACCCGTACCACATCTAGCCGTTATCGTAGGGCTTTTTTCGATATATTCGCTAGGTGTTCGTAATCTTGCTTCGCCTATATCGTAGCAATGAACTGTTTCACTTGTTTCTATAACGCTAACTGCGAATGGTGTGTTGTTTCCACCCATACCATAAGTTGCTGTTACTGGTTGTGCAACCTTTAGCGGCCCTTTATATCTGCAATCCTGTCCGTGATTTTCAAATAATGTTGAACAACCACCATCACTAATCGGTTGCACTATTGCAAGCCTGTTATCTCCAGCATTGTTTTTGATTTTTAAAGCGTAAGGGGCATTTCCCTTGCTATCATCTGCTCCAATGCCGTTTCCTTGATGGCAATATACGGCTACTGGTGCTAACACTGTCGGTGTACAATCTCCGCCGCCAGAAGCCCGCAAAGTTTGTGCAAGTCCCGACAAAAACGATTGATTATACCTATCTACTCCGCCGATTGCTGTTCCAACGCTGTTTTTAGCACATCTGGCAGTTTCTTGCCCCTGCGTTCCGCTCTGCGCAGAATTCCTTCGCAAGCCTTCTGGCTTAAGTAGTATTTCTCCGGCACGTTGTCCTCTAAAATCTGCGACAAGGTAGATTCGACGGCGACGCTGGGGTACTCCCCAGTATTGTGCATCAAAAACTCTGTACGCAAGGCTCCATCCGTTGCCGCTGTAACAGTCTGCGTAAGGCCAGCCTGCCTTCGGAACGTCAGGCATAATGGCGTCCTTTTCTTTGACTCTAATAAATTCTTCAAGGACGGTTCTAAAATCTTCTCCTCGGTTACTGCTAAAGGCTCCGGGAACGTTTTCCCAAATAGCGTATCTTGGATAAACTCCATTTGTTGCTTCCCTCATTTCTTTGATAATTCTGATTGCTTCTAAGAATAAACCGCTTCTTGTTGTTTCATCATCGCCCATATCAGCGTGTTTCAACCCTGCTCTTTTTCCCGCTATCGACATATCTTGGCAAGGACTGCCGAATGTGATTATATCTACAGGCTCTATTTCTCCGCCCTTAACTTTGCTAACATCTCCCAAATGTTTCATTTTTGGGAAACGATTTTTAGTAACAGCTATCGGATATGGCTCAACCTCTGCCGCATATATCGGCTTTATTCCGCACAGACTTGCTGCCAACGGAAAACCGCCACTGCCGTCAAATAAACTCATTAATTTCATACGCATCCCTCCTAAAACGGTATCTCTTCATCAAAAGGCACTGCCGTTCCGAACGTTTCAAACCCGCCTTTATCACCGGCCGAAGCTGCTGCACCACCGCCGGATGCTTTCCGTTCGATAAACTCAACGCTGTTAGCGATGATCTCCGTTACCCAGCGTTTCGTACCATCTTTCGCATCATAACTGCGTATCTGCAGCCGACCGTCTACAAGTAGTCTATGTCCCTTTTGACAGCTGTTACCCACTAATTCTGCAGCTTTACCCCAAACAACAACTGGGATAAAATCGGTTTCTTTGTTGCCATCGGCGTCCTTAAAAGGTCTGTCTACCGCTAAAGTAAACTGAGTTACTACTTTGCCGGTCTGTGTATACCGTACAGTAGGATCAGACGTTAATCTACCTAACAAAACTACTTTATTCATGTTATCTCCTCTCCTTGTTCAAATATCCATCGGGTCACAATTCTCACAGTCAGGTTCAACTTCACCATGTAGCCACTGACAACGCCTACAACAATATTTACTGTCCCAGTAATCACAGGTAGCGTCACAATCATCACAAGGGCATTGTTCTTCTTCCATTTTTATTCACCGTCCCGTCTGTTCCATGCTTTTATTGCTGCCTGTATCGCTTCTTCTTCTGTGTCGTATGTTACCGTTGTCATGGTTAACAAACATGGCGTGTCACCTGCGTTTAAATTTGCGCTGCTATCACATTGGATATCAGCCATAAATCCATTACTGTACAAAAAACATTCTAAAACCGCATTACCGCCACAAAACGGACAAAGTTTTAATTTAGTCATTTTGGCACTCCTTCAATTTTTGTCTGTGGTAACAACTTAAATGTCTTACTAACAAAACCATCACTATACCTAATAAATGCCTCGCATCGTTTTGTTGTAAAATGCAGTTCTTCTACCTCTCTGATGATATAGGAGCCGCAAGTATCATCACAGTCTGATTCGCAGTAAGCTTCGTCATAATCATATATTTTCGCATAAATAGGTTTACTAATATCAATCATCTACTCCACCGCCTTGGTCGCAGACATATTTTTTATTAACATACGCTTTGATATCTGCAGGATCAAATGCTCTGTCACATTTTGGGCAGCAGGGCAACATAGTCTTATCACCCCTGCCCATATTCTTTTCCATTTCTTTAAGTGCTACTCTGTATGGTTTATAGCTGTGGGCTATTTTCCAAAACCGTCTAGCACTTTCCATGTATCTACCCCATTCACGGTTTTGCCGTTCTTCAAAATTTGCGACCATGAGCATTGCTGCAAACGGATCTATAACTGCACTGCATCGGTCGCAAAATATGAGATGACTTTCTTCATCTATGCAAAGTTGTGGTTTGACATAATCAACACCATATTTATTATTTTCATAACATTTGCAGGCCGAAAAAAACTTCTTTTTTGATACCATACCTACAAGACTTCTAATTTTCTCCACTACTCCACCACCTTAAACTTCTCTAAAGTCAATGTCCGGGTAACGATATAGCAGCATCTTCTTTTTGATCAGATACACCTGCGTCCGCATCCCTTTCGTATCGACGTAATATATATGCCCGTCAGCTTCTGTTACCTTGAAATCTGCCTTGTAAATAATAGGCCTTATCTTTTTACCTGCAACCTCATAAGCAGGCTGTAAAACAAATTCAGGCTGTAGTTCAATGCTTTTTACTGCACCGGTTCGCTGCTGCCAAAGTAAATCTTCGTAATAGGCTGCTTCCTTTCGGCTATCAAAGCGAATCCCGTCAACCTCAGTTATTGCATTGCCATATTTCAGCACAGGTACAGCCCCGGGTAAATTCGCCGGCGCCGTTACGCTGTCCGAACGAATTTTACTTACAAGGTGTGCCGGCAGTTCATTCCACGTCGTCATTTATTACTACCGCCGATAACATAATTTCTAGAGCTTTCTTCTCTCGCCTTAACCGGGCATTTTTACCGCCGAGCTGACTATTTTTCCGACGCAGATGTTTGAGTTCAGTCAGTATCTGCATAAGTACTGGTTTCAATACTGGTACATACTGATCGCCTGGTTCTTTTTCAATTAGCGCCATCATAATTTTTATATTTATTGGTTTCATAGTTTCCAACTCCTTATATTTAAAAGGCCGCCCCCTACGGGCTAATCACCTCCGCAGGGGTATACTTCCCTTTATGCTTGTATATAGTTAGTATGCGCGGCCGTTTTAACTTATCGCCAGATCTGCCACTCTACAATAACCTCTGCCAACGCACAACCGAGCTGCCATAGGAAACCTGCAGCAAAGATAAATAATAATGTGTATACTGCTTCACGCTTCATTTTCTACCTCCACAATTGCCGCGAACACAAGATATACCTGCTGCGGCACACAACCATTACCTAATGCCTTTAGTCGTTTCGCCCTGTTTTTCTGCCCAACTATTACTCTTGGCGGTTCATATGCGTATTGCTCTACATTTATTGCAGCAGGCCAGCCCTGCCAACTTTCAATATCCTCTTTTGCTACATTGATGTCAGTCCAGCCTATAGGTAATCCCATTAAAAGCTCTACCCAATCAGCGTTTAGATTACCTGGTTTTTCTTCTTTTTTTATAACAACACCATCCAGATAATTTCTATCTGCATTACGTTCAATACTCGCACAGCCATATGATCCGCTGTTTCCTTCTCTTGCTCTTGGTGTCGGCCAATTTACCGCCTGACTTAAATTAACGCTGTGCATCTTCTTAACTGCTGTATCTAATCCATCACCTGATGTAGCACTCGCACCTTTACGATTGTAATTACCACATACACTCGTGGTAGGCCACAATGAACACTCGCTCTCGTTTGTGTGGCGCTCCAACATCGGCAGCTCCATAGCATGACCATCCAACACGATACCCCATTTCGGCCAGGTCTCGCAAAACAGTTCCGAATCCTCCCCCCCGAATCCCGGCAGCAGAGATTGAGAGTAACCCGCGCACGTTTTCTGCCACGATCCATCTTGGCTTAAGCTCGCAAATAAGCCGGGCATACTCTCCCCAAAGACCGGAGCGGGTAACGTTCCCTTCACTATCAACGAAACCAGTTCTTTTACCTGCTGTGCTAACATCTTGGCACGGAAATCCTCCGCTGATAATATCGATCTTGGATATTCCATCAGTTTTAAGTTTTTCTGCCGTGAGTTCTCTGACATCTCTGTAAATTGGGACACCCGGAAACCTCCTTTGCAATATTTTTGTCGGGTATTCTTCGATTTCACAAAAAGCCACTGTTTCTATTCCCGCCCAGCTGGCAGCAAGGTCAATCATACCTGCTCCGCTAAATAGCGATAACATTTTCATTGTCCTCACTCCTGCTCGCTACTTATGCTAACGCATTCCTTGTCCTGCAATCTTTTGAAGTTATTAAATATTTCCTGTGCTGTAACAGCCCGCGGATCATCTGACCACATCAAGCAGTTCGGGCAAATATGCACCTCAAAATATCGACCTCTGTTTACGTGACTACCCGCCGTTGTATCCTTATGGCATATATCGCAATTCATGATCTCACCTCAAAACGGTTCTGACTTATTAGTGTTCAACTTGTCAAAATGTTCTTAGCCTAAAATCTGTAGTTCTGCCATATCTGCAGCAAGGTTATACATTTTTGCGTGCTTATTATTTCCATGTGTATCGGTAACCTTAGCTCTAAATTCGGCAATAGTCCCTAAGAAACAACCACAAGACACTGTTATACCTTTGTCTTTATTTTTGAAAAATGTCGTAAAACTAAATCTACTACCAATGCGACCGATCAATAAATAGTCAGCGTCGCCGGACACCCAAGCGTCGCCGCACACCCTAGCGTCGCCGGACACCCAAGCGTCGCCGCACACCCTAGCGTCGCCATACACCTCAGCGTCGCCGTACACCCTAGCGTTGCCGTACACCCTAGCGTTGCCGGACACCCAAGCGTTGCCGGACACCCAAGCGTCGCCGTACACCCTAGCGTCGCCGGACACCCAAGCGTTGCCAGTCTGCGCTAAGTTATCCTCTTTTTCTACGTATCCGCCAAGTTCACCAGCTTCAACACTCCCAAAGCTAATTAAAGCCTTAATCCTAAATAATTTCTTGCCCCATTTTTCTATAAACTCTGCTGTTAATTCATACTTTTTCATAGTTACCTTGCTCCTTATAATCAAACTTTAGTTAAATCACCTTGACGACGTGTTGACTGTTTAGGTGTTACATCAGGCACTAACGGATGATATTTATAACACCGTTCACGATCAGCAACCACATAAGTAAATCCGCTTTCTTTGTCTACTCTCAAAAACGGTTGATGTCCGCTGTATGGGCAATCAACAGTGTTAATACATTCAGCGCATTTTCGGTCAACGTCTGCGATAAAGTTGATATCGCAGTAATTGCGCTGCAAGAAACTATCGTCGGCGTCAGGAAAAATCCTCTTTGCTGCAACTCTAACTTTCTCGCTTATTGGCTGCCGTAGTTCACCAAATGTTTTGCCGGCAGCAAGATCAGCAAACAACTTTTTAACAAACTCATTTGCCGCTTTAGAATTACGCTCAATAGCCTTCTTCTCTGCACCGATTTTATTTTGTCGTAGGATTGATAAAGTATTATTAATATCTGCCCATGTTGGCCAATATTTATTATTATCAGCGATATAATCAACAGTATCGCCCCACATCTCAATGTCTGTGTATTTATAACGCTCCAGGGTTTGCCTTTCAATATTTTTTTTTGCATCTTCGCTTC